CTGGATCATTAGTTTCACTATACGGAATCAAGGGAGCGTAAATGCCAGTAACATACGACAACATCGCTACCAATACTTTAGGTAGTGCAACTAAAAACATTACCTTTTCTAGCATTCCTGCAACTTATACAGATTTAAGAATAGTCTTAGTAGGCACAATTCAGACAGCAGCCGATTACATTGAAATAACATTTAACGGCACTACTTCTGGTTATTCTTGGACTCGGCTGTCAGGTGATGGGAGTACAGCAGCATCTGGAAGAATTACTTCTAACACCAAATGGGTGCCTAATTTACCTCTTGGTGGTAGCACTACTGTTCCAATGTTGATTACAACTGACATCTTTTCCTATGCTGGTTCTACTTTCAAAACTGGTTTAATGGAAACTTCGGCAGACCTTAATGGCTCAGGTGTAGTTATTCGCGGCGTTGGCTTATGGCAAAACACAGCGGCAATCACATCAATCAAACTAGAAGTGCAAACTTATAATTTCAATTCTGGCACAACCGCGACTCTGTATGGGATAAAAAATGCCTAGTACCTACACACTTATCTCATCTAATGTCCTTAGCAGTTCTGCTGCATCTGTTACCTTTTCTGCTATTCCTAGCACTTATACGGATTTAGTGCTGCGCTTTAGCGTAAGAGGCGATCAGGGCAGCGCAATTAGTGATTTCACATTAAGGTTCAATTCTGACTCAGGTTCCAATTATTCTGAGACTAGATTGCTGGGCTTTAATGGAACGAATGTTCTTTCAGATAGATTGTCAAGTCAAACAAGTATTCAGAACATCACTGTCAATGGTTCGACTTCAACGGCTAGTACCTTTAGCAATGGCGAGATCTACTTGCCCAATTATACAAGCACAACCAGTAAGCCAATCTCAGTCTTTGATGTTGTTGAAAATAACAGCGCAACATCAAACCAAGTCTTAGCAGATGCCGCTCTATACAGAAACAGCACGGCAATCAGCTCTATGACTTTTACAGCTAACGGCAATTTTGTCTCAGGTTCATCTTTCTATCTATACGGCATCAAAAACTCATAAGGAGCAACAATGACAACAGCAATCGAAATCAACTGCGAAACAGGCGAGGTCATCGAGCGTCCATTGACAGCCGATGAGATCGCAGCCAATGAAGCAGCACAGGCACAGGCAGAAGCAGATCGCCTAGCGGCAGAAGCAGAAGCAGTAACCAAGGCTGAGGCTAAGGCTGCACTTCTAGAGAAGTTGGGCATCTCTGAGGATGAAGCGAAACTTTTACTTGGATGAAAGTCAAGTTAAGTAAAGCTGCTATCCAATTAAGAGAGCAGATAGATGACTCGTTCCCAGATCGTGACCGCACATCGGATGGTTGGATCGGTGATACCCGACACGCTGCTCGCAAGTCAGATCATAATCCAGATGAGCAGGGCTGGGTACGCGCCATTGATGTGGACAAAGACCTACACAAAAGCGGCAAGCCAGACATCATGGGAGATCTTGCTGATCAGCTTCGTACCTTGTCCAAGTCAAAAACAGACAAGCGTATTAGTTACATCATTTACGATGGACAAATCTGCTCCAACATCCTTAACTGGAAGTGGAGAAAGTACACAGGGGCTAACAAACATACTAAGCACATGCATGTCAGCTTTAAGAAAGAAGCTGATAATGACGGGGCTTTTTTTCAAGTACCTATGTTAGGAGCATCTAATGGATAATCTACTTCTCATCATTGCCGGCATTGCAGGCGTTGCACTACTGCCAGCATTACGCACAGCTATTAAGTCATATCGTGCCCGTAAGTCAGCAGCGGACATTATTGTCGATGCACTAGAGGCAGCTATTGACGAGGTAGATAAGAAGTGACACAGGCAGACTTCTTCACCCTTTACATTGCCACCATTGCTGCACTGGGTGGGTTGTCTGGCTATGTCATTACGCATCTATTGTCAGAGATCAAAAGACTCAACACGCGAGTCGATGAGATCTATAACATATTACTTGACAGGTAAGATTCTGCTATGGCAAGAAAAGCAACTAAGGCATTAGAGGAGCAGGGCTACTCAAAGCTTGATGCTTATTGCATTGGGCTTTATGAGTATTTCTGCTCTCTTAAGCGTGCAGGATTCGCAGAAGATGTAGCCATGTTCATGATTACAGAGCCACAGGCTTATCCGCATTGGATTCTTCCAGACCCTATTGCGCCTGAGAAGTTTGGCGATTATGAAGATGAGGATGACGATTAAGCGAATAGTCGTAGTCTCGGACTTACAAGTCCCTTACCATGACAGGGTTGCAACCCGTAACCTTGCTAGTTTCATCTCTAAGTTTAAGCCAGATCAAGTAGTCACCATTGGTGATGAGATTGACCTTCCCCAGATAAGCAAGTGGGAAGAAGGGCGCATGGGCAGTTATGCCCAGACCCTAGATGATGATCGTAACGAGGCTGTGCAGCTTCTCTGGGAGTTAGGCGTAACAGATTGCATCCGTAGCAATCACACAGATCGCCTGTATAACATCATCATGGCTAAAGTACCTGCATTCGGTGCATTGCCAGAGCTGCGCTTTGAGAAGTTCATGAAGTTTGATGAGTTAGGTATCACCTTCCATAAGAACCCTATGCCTATTGCTCCTAACTGGATTGCTGTTCATGGAGACCATACCCCTATCAAGCCACATGGGGGCTTATCAGCCCTTGAGGCAGCCCGTAGGCATGGAAAGAATGTTATCTCAGGTCATACACACAGAGCAGGGCGTAGCGCCTTCTCAGAGGCTTCTGGAGGCCGTATAGGGCGTGTCCTACATGGCGTTGAGGTAGGCAATCTCATGGACTTTAAGCAAGCTGCATACACTAAAGGCGTGGCTAACTGGCAACAGGCTTTCGCTATTATCTATGTCAATAAGGCTAAGGTTCAGGTGGATCTTATTAACATTGAAAAGGACGGCACATTTATTGTGTCTGGAAAGTCCTACGGCAGACCTCGTTAAATCGTTATCATTTCGTTACACAAATATCCTTGATTAGTCGGACACTTCTGTCACACTAAGTCTGCAAGCATCCGAGGGCGTTGCTTGCAGTTAGGTAAGGCAATGGAGAACACAGACAAACTACTACTTATCTGCATAATTGGAATGATTATAGGCTTTATCATAGTCATCATAGATGTGCAGAAAACATCATATAAAAGGGGCGTTCGCGATGGCTATCACCGAGGTCGCAGCTATAAGGGGCAGGAATGAAAGCCAATGAAATCCTACTCACAGCCACAGACACGATCCGTGACCGTGGGCTATCGTACGGTCACCCTGCGGATAACTTGCAGCACACCGCAATGCTCCTCAGTGCATACCTACAAACACCAATCCACGATTATCAAGTCGCAGGGATCATGGTGCTCGTTAAACTTGCGAGGACTAATCAATCCGCACAGCACATCGACAACTGGGTCGATTTATGCTCATACGGAGCACTAGCAGGGCAACTAGCTACAGAGGAGAATGACCTTTATGTTTAACTTAGATGAGTACACCACGGTTCGTGAGCGTGTAATTGAGTTTTGGAAGAGGTATCCAAATGGACGGATTGAAACAGAGATTCTTGACTGGTCTGATAAGCGTTTTATCGTGGGTGCACGCCTGTATAGAGAAGCCACAGATGACAAGCCATTCTCAACTGGTTTTGCGCATGAGGTTATTACGGACAGGGGTGTCAATAAAGATTTTGCTCTGGAAAACGGAGTTACTTCGGCGATTGGTGTTGCTTGTGGTCATGCGAACATTGGGATCGACAAGCATAAGCCCAGCCAAGAAGAGATGAAGAAGGTCGTTGCTACAAAAGTAGCAAAGCCACCGGTGCAAGATGTTAAGCCAGATGATCAAGACTATTGGACTACACCTGTCGGAGAGTACAGGGGCGTAGTCGATGCACCTGTCACACTTGAGAAGGCTATGGAGAATGTAGCTGCGATCATGGGAACAGGCGAGGCAGTAGAAGCTCCATCATGCGAGCATGGACATATGCAATGGCGTGAGGGTGAAAAGAATGGTAAAGCATGGGGTGGCTACTTCTGCAACTCAGCCATTTCATCAGCTCATCGATGCCCGACTAAGTGGTACAACCTAAACTCACAAGGTAAGTTCGAGCCGCAGAAGGCGAGAGCATAATGGGAAACATTGGCATTAAGATCAATGGTGAGTGGGTAGATCTAATGTCTGCCTTCGTACCGTGTCAGCTGTGTAATGAGCCAGTTGCTATCAGAGATCTAGAGGACATATCATCCGACTCAGTTAATGGCGTTGTCACTTGGCAATGCTCAAAGTGTAAAGCTGTTAATGGCTAGTCAAGCAAGGAAGCACAGAGGTTTCCGCACAGAGCGTGTTGTCGCACAGTACCTATCGACTGTATGGCAAGGCGCATGTGTGGGAAGGGGTAGTGGCAAGGATATTGTTAATGTGCCATTCGATGTTGAGGTCAAAGCCCGCGCTGGATTTCAACCGAAAGCATATTTAGCACAACTGAAAAGCCGCACAGCCATTTCGGGGGAATTGGGCTTTGGGGTTATCAGACTCAACGGTCAGGGTGAGGATGCGCGTGAGTATGCCGCGATTATCCGACTTGAGGATCTCTTGCCACTACTCATATTAAGATACGGTCACCTAGACAAAGAACCCACTGAGGCAGACATAGACCGATGCTCTGGATGTGGGTCATACATGATAAGGAAGTGCTTAACTTGCCAACCTACGATTAC